CTTGAGCAGCTTGCCGATGGCGGTATTGAGGGTTTCTTGCAGGGTGTGTACGTCTTCCGCCTTGATGTCTCGCCCTGTCGGGATGGAGATCATCAGGTGACCGCTGCTGGCCGAGAGCCAGCGGGTGACGAAGTTGATGCCGCAGATATGCTCGAACGAGGGGATGTAGGAGGCGGGAATCTTCCCGTTAGCCATCCACTTGTAGAGCAGGTCTTCAGTGATGCCCATCAAGTCCGCAATGCGCCCTACCGAGTAGCCCTTTTTTTCTAGGGCGTGGTCTTTGCACAGTCGCAGCGCATCGCGCAGGCTGTGGGGCTGAATGCGTTTCCAATTGCGCGCCATTTCAGAAACGCCCCCCGGCTGCGCCGTTCCAAACAAATACTCGGCTAGAACCGTTAGAATTAGGCTCCTTTGCGTAAAATGCGCCGCAGTCGTTAACCATTACTGAGGGCATCATGGCAAAAGACCTGATTGATCGAATTGAGCGGCTTGAGGCGCAGCAAGAACAGACTCAGCACCAGATTGAAGCGCAGCAGCATGTATTGACGTGGATGCTGTCGCGCTTTCCGAAACATGATGTGAAGTACTTCCTTGAAGCGTGGGAGCATGAGTGCCGATGCAATCCACGCTTTGATGAAGATGCTGCGCTAATATCTTCTCTAACCGAAGATTTGCAGCAGCTCTACGCTCAAGGCGTTTCTGCTCAATGTAGTTAGCGCTAAGGATGGCGGCTGTCATAGCTGTTATGCCGCGAGTTGATCTGGAGCGGCTTTAAGGCCGAGCTTGACTGCAATCTCGTGCGCCTTACCGTAGTGGGCTTTGGCTTGACCGTTTAGCACCCGGTACACCTCATTCCGGGTGTAACCGTTTTCCTGTGCCCAGTCAGTAAATGTGATGCCCTGTTGGCGGAAGCGTTTTTTAACTTGTTCGGCTGACATTTTTGTCCTTTCGTGATGCAAACATAAGTTTGCTTTGATGTGATTATTGATAACTTTGATTATCCCTGTCAAGAGGTTTTGTGAAAAAAGATAACTTTTGTTTCAGTTCAGCTCCGCGTATCGCAGAAGAACGCGATAGGCTCGGCTTTACTCAGGAGCAAATTGCCAATGCTTGTGGGGTTTCTCGCGTCATGTGGGGGAAGTACGAGCGCGGTTTGGCCGCGATGGGTGGAGAATATTTGTTTGCTTTTGCGGCTCAGGGGGCAGACATAAATTACATCCTCACCGGGCAGCGTTCCGATCAGCACACAGCATCTTCTGTGGTTGCAGCCATGAATAAGTCCAAATCTGCCGAGGTATATCAAACAATGGAGCCTACTACGGTGTATCAGACCCCAGAATCTGTTACGGCCTATCTCAGCCGTGAGGAGGCAGCTCTACTGGACAATTACCGTAACAGCCCGCCGGAAGGTCAGGCCGCGATCAAGACGACAAGCGCTGCGTTCGCGAAATCGAATACCGTAAAGAAGCGGGCAGCGTGATACTTTTTACAACCAACCTAATGGAGACTAGCGTGAAATATTTACCCATCATCCTTATTTTTATCTCTGCACTTTATGGCTGCGGTAACGCTGAATCATCAAAAGGCACAACCGCCTCAGCTCAAGCTAATCAGCAACAATCACCGCAGCTTGATTACCCGTCATTACTTGCAGCAATCGCCGCAACAAAACTGGAAATGACGGATTTCAATGATGTGAACTTCAGCCGAGGAGCAGTGCTTTTAGCGATGTGGGGTGCAAGGAATATGACTTGGGCTGACTTGCAAAAAGTGGAACAGGGAAAGTATGGGATGGTGATGAAAGACCCGGATAGTCAACGAGGAAAGCGACTATGCGCATATGGTCAGATCATTGAGGTTCAAGTCGATAATAGCGTGCCCGGAAAGGTTTATTTAGGCGGATTGAATGCCTATTCTGATGATGGTTTACGCATTTACCGCTTTGTTGCTGTCGGTTCTACAGGCGAACTAGTGGCGGGAAACGAGGCTAGATTTTGCGGGGTAATTACTGGAAAAAACAGTTATCAAAACAGTGCGGGCGGTATGACGCACGCTGTTCATCTGATTGGAATGTTTGAGTTGCCAGAAAATAAAAAATCTCCAAAATGAAAACATCAATCGCCATTTTCTTATCTCTGATCGCTTCGCTTTCTCAGGCAGAAACCCTATCAGGCCGAGTCGTAGCGATTGCAGATGGAGACACCGTAACTGTGCTGGATGAAGCGAATGTTCAACACAAGGTACGTCTTGCCGGAATTGATGCGCCTGAGAAGAGGCAGCCTTATGGGCAGAACTCAAAAGAGCATTTATCCTCACTCTGCTTTGGCAAATCTGTCACGGTTGAATGGAATAAAAAAGACCGCTATCAGCGCATTATCGGCAAAGTCATAGTGGCGGATCCAGCATGCCAAGGTTCGTGCCCGCATACCACTGACACCAGCCTTTTTCAAATCGCTTACGGCCTCGCTTGGCACTATAAGAAATATCAGCGAGATCAATCCGCCGATGACCGTGAATCTTACGCGGAAGCCGAAACACAAGCCCGCAGCAACCACTCTGGTTTATGGCAAGACGCATCACCTATTCCACCTTGGGAATGGCGGCATCAGCGGTAAAGCATCAAATCAAAGACCCTTGCGAGCAACTTAGACCAGCGAGTTAGTCCGTCACCAGCTTGCGCCGGTGACGGCCCCCTTTTCATCAGGCGGCTAGGCGTTCACGCAGGGCATAGCCTTCGAGCGCCCAAATTTTTTCACGGGCGTTGCTACGGGCGATCTTCTTTCCGAGTTCAACGTCGAAGTTCTCCGGGCTAGCCGCAGCGCTTTCGCCCGTCACCGTGAAGCCGTTCTTCAACTTCAGGCAGCATACCGTCAGCGTCGTGCCGGGGAAAACGTGGTAATCCTCGCCGGTAATCACAGCGTCAATTTTCTCCGGGGAAAGGCGCGGCGCGTTCAATCCCTTGGCTTGAATTTCGGCTTCAATTGCTTGTTCGTCTTTGCTCATTTTGCTTCCTTCTCTGTTGTTCCGTATCTCATTGGCGCACGGCTAACCCTAACCCGATTAATCCAGATCAATCGAGCCGCCATTACATAGCAATCCGTTCAATACCGCTGCGCGGGAAACGTTTCCCGCGTAGTCCGACATCGCGCGCCTGCGTAACCTCCGGTTGTCATTTCTACAACCACCGGAGATTGCGCTATGAGCTTCTTACCCCCGTTTTTCCTTGCCTTTGTTTTTCTGCTGTTCGCCGTTTCGTTCGGCCTGATTACCCATCTGCTCAAGGTGCGCGGGCATGTTATCCCGCGCTTGTCGGGCTTGATTGTGGTCACGGCGCTGTTGTTGTCTGCGGTGGCGTTTATCGCGCCCGTTAAAATTCCGGTGCTGCTGTTCAAGATGGTGCTCATCACTATCGCGGGCATTGTTGGTTACCTGCTGGATTGCCTGATTTTCCCCTACGCCCGCCCCGATAGTTACCTTGCAGACCCGAACTGGAAAGATGCCACCCCCAAAGTGGGTGATGCCAATTGCCCGGTGGTGATGGGCTATCGGATGACGTTTAACGCGGCGATGCAGCGGCGCGCGATCATTGTCGGCTGCGCCATGCTGGCCAGTGCGCTGGGAGCGTAGCCATGCGCATCATCGCGTTGTGTGATCAGATCATCACGTCCGTCCTCAAGTGTGTCGCGTGGCTGCTGGCGCTGGCGGCCTTGGTGGTGCTGATTATGCTGGTTTTGTACGGGCTGGCGGGTCGTGCGGAGGCCGCCGAAGTGCCTTCCGACTGCGTTCGCTATCAGCGCGATGTGATGCGTGCCGCGCATGCCGAGCTGGGCTTGAATGCGCCTATCGCGGTCTTTTCGGCGCAGTTATACCAAGAGAGCAGTTGCAACCCTCAAGCCGTGTCTACGGTGGGCGCGCAAGGTCTGGGGCAGTTCATGCCAGCCACTTCAAAGTGGTGGTGCGATCTGAACGGCCTATCTGCCGCCGAGTGCCAGCCGTCTAGTCCGGTGTGGTCTATCCAAGCGCTGATCGGTTACGACCACTGGCTATACGACCGCGTGAAAGGTGAGAGCGAGTTTGACCGCTGGTGGGCGGCGCTGCGCGCATATAACGGGGGGCTGGGGCATTGGCAAAAAGAGGCGGCAACGGTGCGCCCGGCGCTGGATCGCCAAACGGTGGACGCGGCCTGTGGCAAGGCGCGTCGCAATGTGAGCTTTTGCCCGGAGAACTTGGGCTACCCGCGCCGCATTTTGCTGGTTTTGCAAGCCCGTTTCTTGAGCTGGGGTAGCGGGGTGTCGGCATGAACCCCATCGCACCTTGGGTTAAGTGGTTGGCCGCATTGCTGCTGGTGGTGGCGATGGATTACGCCATTTATGCCTACGGCCAAAAGCAGTTTGGCTTGGGTGAGCAGGCCGAGCGCGCCGTATGCCTAAAGCGTGACAACGCCGACCTGACCAGCGCCAATGCAAAGCTCAAGTCGCTGGAAGAGCAGTACCGCCAGCAAGAGCACGATCACGCCACCGCGCTGGCTTCCATTTCGTCCCAATACCAAAAGGATTTAACCCATGTCAAAGCCGATAAAGACCGCGTTATTGCTGGCCTGCGCGCTGGCGCTGTGCGCCTGTTCGTCCCCGCTGCCACAGCCCTCTCACCCGATGGAGGTGCAGCCTCCGCAGTTACCCCCGCCTCCTCAGGACGTGATGGTGCAGCGCGCTGCGAACTTTCAGTCGCGGCTTCTGAATTTCTTGTCGGCCTCGCCGCCGAAGCCGACGAAGTAGCAAAGCAGCTTGGCGCATGCCAGGCAGTTATTAACGCAGATCGAACAACAGGGGATGGCAATGGACGAAAATAATAACGGGGATGTGAGCAATGCTCAGATCATGCACAGCATCGGCAAGCTGTCGGGAACGATGGAGGCTGTGAATGAAAGCATATCCGCGATTAGAGCTGATATTCAAAGGAACGATCAAAATTCAAGCATTCGGCTAACGCGTGTCGAAGACAATCTTTCCGCAAAGATTAAAGACCAGAGCGAATTTTTGAATAAGCGCATCGACGTTCTGGATAGCTCTGTCAAAGAAAAGATCGGCGGATTGAGTACGCGTGTCACTGAGCTGGAAAAAGAAGATAAGTTGATGATCGAAAAGGTCGCCAAGCTCAGCGCAGTTGGCGGCGGTGTCGGCGGCGCGCTTGCGGCTGGTCTGGTTGAACTCATCAAGCACATTCCGCACTGACATGGCTCATCCTCAAGAAACCCGCAACCGCGTGCGCCAGCTATACATTGAGGGCTTGCCGCTCAATGGTGCGGCCATATCCAACGGCGTGAGCTACGACACGGCGCGCGATTGGAAAAATGCGGCCAAGAAAAATGGCGATGACTGGGACTCTGCACGCACTGCCTACAAGATCAGCGGTGCCGGAATTGATGAACTCAACCAGCAGCTGGTTGAAGACTTCGCCCGTCAGGTGATTACCACCACCCGCGAATTGGAGAGCTCAACTATACCCGCCTCAGATAAAGCCGTAATGCTTGCGCAGTTGGCCGATGCCTACGCCAAATTCAGCAAGGCTTTTGCACGCATCAATCCGCAGTTTTCTGGCCTGTCGGTGGCGCTAGATACTCTCAAGACTATCGCCGAACATCTGAAGAAGAACGACCCCGAAGCGCTGCGCGCTTTGCACCCGCACTTCGAAGACATTGGGGCAATATTGGGTAAGCGTTATGCGTGAATATGACTGGGGTGATGATTACGATGACCTGATCGAGGTCAAGAATCTCCCCGAATTCAAGAAGCGGATGGAGGCGTTAAGCGAAGAGCTGCGCCAGACTCTCGAACTGGAATGCGAGGATTTTCCTGTTGACCCTGCTTCGAGCAAGGAACGACGTGAGCGAGCCGTGGTCGATTACCAGTTCTTTTGCCAGACCTATTTCCCTCACTACGTCCCAACTCCGCATTTTTCGCTGTTCCATAAATTCATTTTCCAGCGCTTCCCGGAAGTCATTGACGGACAGAAAGATGGACGTGAAGTACATGAAGCAGCTCGGGGCGAAGCTAAGTCTACCTACGAAACACAGCTCGGCACCTTGTGGTGTATCTGTCGCGCCAACTATCTGGCCGAGCTTGTGCCAACAGCCCCGAAGAAGGCGAGAAAGTGGATGATTGGTATCACCATGAACACGCTGGAACAGGCTTCGGAGATGCTGGAAGCAATCAAGGCAGAGCTGGACATCAATCCGCGATTAAAGGGTGATTTCCCCAAAGCCTGCGGTCGAGGTCGTACTTGGCAGGCTACGACCATAGTCACGGCGAACGGGATCAAGGTGCGTGTCGGTGGTACCGGAAAGAAAATGCGCGGAATGAAGAACGGCCCGCATCGGCCTGACCTGTGGTTCTTGGATGACCTTGAGAACGATGAAAACGTGCGCGATAAGGAACAACGCGACAAGGTTGAATCGTTCGTAATCAAGGCCGTCGTCGGCTTGGCCGGTCCTTCTGGCGGGCTGGATATATTCTGGGTGGGTACCAGCCTGCATTACGACGCTGCAATTAATCGAGTCTCCCGCAAGCCCGGATGGCGGCGAAAGGTATTCAAGTCAATCATGCGGTGGCCGGATCGCACTGACCTATGGGAAAAATGGGAAGGAATCTACACCTCGGCAGCAGCAAGTGAAGAGGACGACGCACAGGAAAAGGCCGAAGCCGAGGCGCTGGCCTTCTACGAGGCAAACAAGGAAGCGATGGATGCTGGTGCCGAGGTGTCATGGCCTGAAGTTCGCCCGCTATACCGTCTCTACTGCATGTATGCCAGCGATCACGATGCGTTTAATCAGGAACAGCAGAACAAGGCCGGAAACGACGATACCGCGCCGTTCAAGAACATCAGTTTCTGGGTAGACCGACGCAATGACTGGATATATTTCGGAGCTATAGACCCGTCGATGGGTAAGAGCCAAAAGTCTCGCGACCCGTCAGGAATTATGGTCGGCGGTTTGAACAGAGAAACAATGGTTCTTGATGTTGTTGAAGCGGACATTTGCCGCCGCGTTCCAGACCTCATTATCAGCCGTGCAATCGACTTGCAGGCTGAATATGGATGTGTGGCTTGGTCGGTTGAGGCTGTTGCGTTTCAAGAATTCCTTTTTACCGAACTCATTAAACGCGCCGCCCTGCGCGGTATCGCTTTTCCGGCGATGCCGGGGCCAACTGGGCGAGATAAAGACCTCGCCATCCTCTCATTGCAGCCTTATGTAGCCAACGGGCAAATTCGCCTGCATCGCTCTCAAACAACGGCCATTGAACACATTAAATTCTGGCCGGAAGCCGATCATGACGAAGGCCCGGATACGTTGGAAATGCTTTGGAGAATCGCCAAGACATTCGGCGTTGAATTTAAGTACACCTCGGCGGCAGGCTCACGCAGCCAAGCCCGAAGCACAAGCCGCCGTAGCATCGGCAATAACAATTACGACGATTGGGAAGATTATGATTAAGCAAAAACTAGCCAGCATGGCAAAAGCCGTCAAACAGAAATGGGCTGATGGCGTTGGAACACTTCAAGCCGAGGGCGCAAGATCGTCCGGCAGCAATCTCAACTACATGTCGGTGAATACGCTAGACCCTACACGGCTGGCCAGTGCGTTTGCGTCCGCCGATCAGGGCTATATCGCCGATCAGGCGGCGCTGTTTGAGCTGGTCGAAGAGCAAGACCCGCACATCTTCGCCGAGCTGGCGAAGCGCCGCCGTTCCGTCACCGGGCTGGGCTGGAAGCTGCACCCGCCCAAGGATGCAACCCAGTCCGAGATAGACCGCACAGCCGAGTTGCAGGACATGCTGACGAATATTCCGCATTTTGAGGATGCGCAATACGACCTGACAGACGCTATCGGCAAGGGTTTTACCGCGCTGGAGATTGACTGGCAGACGGGCAGCGTGTGGCTGCCGCGTGCGCTGAATTTTGTGCCGCAACGCATGTTTCAAACAGACCGTAACACCGGCGAGTTGATGCTGCTGAAAATGGGGCTACCGGAGCCATTACGCGAAGGCGGCTGGGTGGTGCATGAGCATCGCGCCAAGTCCGGCTACATTGAGCAAGCCGCGCTGTTCCGCGTGCTGGCGTGGACGTATGCCTACAAGGCTTACAACATCCGCGATATGCAGCGTTTCCTTGAGGTGTACGGCTTGCCCCTACGCTTGGGCAAGTATCCCGCAGGCATTGGCAAAGAGCAGCGCAACGAGCTGCTGCGCGCAGTGCGCAACATCGGCAGCGATGGCGCTGGCGTGGTTCCAAGCACCATGTCCATCGAATTCATTCAGGCACAAGCGGGCAAGGTAGATGATTTCCTCAACGCCACGGCCTATTGGGAACAGAAGCAATCCAAGGCAATCTTGGGCGGCGAGCTGGACGGAAAGACCACATCCGAAGCCCGCATCATGATTTACGACAAGGTGCGCCGCGAAATTCTGCTGCACGACGTGCGCCAAGTCGAGCCGACCATGAACGGCCAGATCGTCAAACCCATCGCGCTCATCAACGGCATGTTTGCCGAAGATCGCTTGCCGAAATACCGCTACGACACCGAAGAATCCGTCGATCAGGGCAAGATGGTCAAGGTGCTCAATGATGGCGCGACGATGGGCATGGAAATCGACGTGGAATACGCCCACCAAGTGACGCAAATCCCCCGCGCCAAGGCTGGCGCGAAGCTGCTCCTAGCCCCGTCCACTAAACCCGACACCAACAACGCACTCAAACCCGCCGACGCGGCGCTAGTGCGCTTGGCCGCGCTGGCCAGCGAAGCGAAAAAGGCCGATGTAACGGGCATCTACGCCGCCAAACTAGCCGCCCTATCCGCCCCGCACGAAGAGGAGTTGACCCAGCGGATCGCGGCCATCGTGGCCGAATCTGGTAGCTTTGATGAGGCACTGGATAAGATTGCGGCGATGACTACATCGCCTTCAAAAGACTGGACGCAGAGCATTGCGGAAGGGATGGCGGCGGCTAATCTGGCTGGGCGAGTTGATGCGGAAGGGGGAAAGTGATGGACTACATGTGCCCTCATTGCGAAAAATTGTTATACCACCCTGAGGCTAAAGATGTTCGGGATACCAAAAACGAGGTGGCAGTCGCTACCGACTGCCCTGAATGCCGACAGACCTACGAGTTAACCGTAACGAAACATGGCTATTACCAAACTCGGCGGCCAGATCAAGTTGATTCAGATCACCCCGACAGATGGAATGACACGAAATTTCAAAGGCCGTATTGGGCTGTTAAAAAATAATGAGCGGTTTTCAATTCGACCAAGCGATTGAGTTCTTCCGCAACAAAATCCGCCTTCCCACCTCCGGCTGGACGGACATTTGGCAAGAGCAGCACAGCCACGCCTTTGTGGTGGCCGGTGCCGCTCACGATGCCTTAGTCGAAGACTTCTACAACGCCATCCAAAAAGCCAAGTGGGAAGGCGGTGGCTACGACGAATTCCGCACCCGCTTTGATGAGATCGTAGCCAAGCACGGCTGGGCGCATAACGGCGCTCCGGGCTGGCGTAGCCGGATTATTTACGATACCAACATCACGCAAGCCTACAACGCTGGCCGCTATCAGCAGATGGTGGCGCTCAAAGACGTTAAGCCATATTGGGTATATCAGCACACCAGCATTGAGCATCCGCGCCTTCAGCACTTGGCATGGAACGGTTTAATTCTCCCCGCTGACGATCCGTGGTTCAGGACTCACATGCCTCAAAACGGCTGGGGATGTAAATGCCGCGTGTACGCGCTGTCTCAGTTTGAAGCAGAGCGCATGTGGAAGGCCAAGGGCAACAATGGGCCAGACACTCCACCCATCATTGAGATGGAGGAAAGGATTGTCGGCAAGAACGGCAGCAATCCGCGCACGGTATGGGTTCCCAAGGGTATTGATCCGGGGTTTGCATACAACCCCGGTCAGGCATGGCTTGAGCCGCAAACGGTGCCGCCGTTGCAGGGCTACGATGCAGTAATTAAAGAGCGCGAAAAGCCGTGGCCTACAGGATTTAAGACTCCGGCAAAATCTCTTCCGGCCCATGTTCCTGCCGATGTCATCTTGCCTGCGCATACCGCCCCGGAAGTGGCTGTGGCTGATTATCTGGATGTGTTCGGAGCCAGTATGGATCATGGCGTGGTATTCACTGACGTGTCCGGTGTTTCAGTCGCCATTAGTAAAGCGCTTTTTCAAGATGGGGCGGGTGAATTTAAGTGGCTGTCCAATTCGGATAAGGCTGAACGGCTGCGCTATGTGAATTTGCTGGCCATGACGCTGATTGAGCCTGATGAGATTTGGTGGGTATGGGTTCAAGACTCAAAGGACAAAGGCCGCTGGCGCTTGAAACGCCGTTATTTGAAGGCGTTTGATGTTGATGGAACGGGAGAGTTCGCGTTCTGCGTTTTCGAATGGGGTAGAACCGGCTGGACTGGCTCGACAACATTCATGGCCAGCCAGAAAAAAGAAGCGCTGCGCGAGGCGTACTTTGATAAACAGCGTGACGGAAAGCTTGTCTACAAAAAGTAAACGCGGCCTCGTTAAAGAGCCGCGTTTACTATGGTTCGGATACTGTGCAGTAGAGCCGAAGCTCAGTCTGACCTCACCACGGGAGTAATACTATGCACTTTGATATGAAGTTTCAAGTAGATCACTTAAACCGCGCCCTTGCCGCTGCCCGTAAAGGCCTAGAACATCCAGAAAAGCTGATGAGTAGTGTTGGTGAATCTCTGTTGAGGGTAAACCGTGATCGCCATAATGCGGGGCTTGCTCCTGATGGCTCAAAATGGAAACCGTTGTCGCCATTGACGATTGGAACATCTATCTGGAATTCTCAAGGTAAAACATTCCGCAAGAACGGAACAATGAGTCTTGCTACCGCCAGAAAGGTTCAGGAAAGAAGGGGGCGATACGGAATTCTTAATGCCACAAATCAAATGCTGAGGAGTTTTCACTACAGGCCAGTAGGCAATACCGTAACCCTAGGATTTGATGGCGGGCGAGATTCAGATTTAGCCGCATGGCATAACTCCGGCACCAAGCCTTACACAATTTCCCCAAAGAAGGCGAAAGCGTTGTCTTTTGCCGGGCTGTGCGTGAAGCGAGTAAACCATCCCGGCTTACCCAAGCGTCAATTAGTTGGTTTCCCCGAAGCAGATCGTCGGTTGACTGGGGAGGTCGCCAGTGATTATTTGAAAGTGATATTAAATCGTGTTCGATGA